ATGGAAAGAACACATTCACATCAGCCCACTGATACAGGGCTCAACATTCTCGAAAACCTCAAACAGAAATATTTCCCTAACGGCTACCAGTGCAAAAAATCAGGCTGCAAAGACTACCGTTTTTCACGCAAGGGACAAGCCGAATTTAAGCGCGGGCATCAGCTTGTCATGATGCGCCTTTCTAACGTTCAAAACGTGGGGGTGTAGGTATGCAAGTTCGATTTCATGATGATTTTGCTAAGAAGCAATACAAGAGATTATGCGGAGCCTATCGCCAGCGCAACATATCAAGAATTTCATGTCACTTTACAAACATAGTGTTTCGTTATGGCGGGCAATACGCCTCAGATTTAGCGCTTTTTATCCAAAAAACAGAGGATTGGAAGATTAAAAGGAAGCTTGGTCTTAGTCTGAGTAAAGAGTCATATATCTATTTCAAAGCGGTATCAGTTTCAAAGAATCCTTACCCAATCTTCAAAAAGATTGAACAAATCCGCAAGCAAGAGGAAGCGCCGGAGGCATTGGCCGTTGATGGCGCGGAATCTTCACGGGTGGGGCTTGGTTTGGCGGTGAAAGGTGTTAAAGCCTTTGAGGTCAAGCTTTGTCAACTGTGCAAAACGGGCATTTTAACAGAGCAAGGTGATTGCCCTGAATGTAATGCGATGTTGGGGTGATCATATGGCAACGGTTGAAATTTGGGATAACAACAAATGTTTACCAACGGGTGAGCCGTTGCCGTTCAAGCCTTCGCGCAATTTCTTTCGCGCAATTGCAGAGTGTGAGAATCACACCGGAAACGCAGTTAAATCAATGGCAGGTAATACGGCGGTGATTGAGATAGACAAAAACCGCCGCTTTATGGTGTTTGCATAGATGAACCAAATAGCAAAGTTTAGCGCAAGCCAATTTGCGCCACTGGATAAAAATACAGTTCTATACGCAGTTGGGGCGCTTCGGCAATCCGATAAGGCGAGAAAGAACCTTACCGCTATTCGTAGCGGTTTTTTTGCATCCGATTTTTCTCAGTGGAATGAACAGCAACAAACGATCTTTAAAGATGCAGAGCAACTCACCCCGTTGCGCATTAAAACGATCGCGGGACACCTGCGCGAAGCGGCGGCACGAAGTGCCGGAGATAATAGGCTAGTCAAAGGGCGCAAAAGTCGGACAGCGGGAAAGGTGGGTTATGAAGCCTCTAAACGCTTCCGCCAACGCTTGGCAACGCTGCGAAAGTCGATAAAAGCGCCCCTAGTATTAAATCCTGAAAAATATCACAGCGCGCACTATAGCGCGTCATTTTCGGCGGTATCGCGCGGCACTGTACTAAACAGCAATGAAAAGCGCTCATTAGTGGCAGATAAGCCACTGGTAAAAGTGCAATTGCAAAAACGCGATTGGTCGCAGCAATACCGAATTCAGCAAGTGATTGAAACGCCCGCCAGCAATGCACCGGAGCAGCAAAGCGGCGACCGCTTCACGGAAAAACTAACCGCCCGCGCGGTGAAAAATATTTTTGAGTCCGGCGCGTATGTCGCGGTGAAGCATGGCGGGTTCAAAACGTTCATCACGCTGACGTTTGACGAAGAACGCCGCCGCCGTGTGGCTGACGGTTCCGCGCTCACCGATGAGGGGCTTTTGTTTTCGCCTGTTGGGTTCAAGCAGAATTTTGGCGTGTGTGTGTCAGAGGTGGCGGGGCCATATAGCGCGTTTGAGTGGTACAAGGGAAAAATCCGCAACATCAAGGCCATGAACGAAAGCGGCGAAATTGCGGGGCCATATACGCCACTTTTTGCCAAGCCTGAAAAGGTTTGGGAGGTGGTGAACATGCACACCACGATAGGCGCGGAGGTATCGCGTTTTATTAATGGCCTCAAAAAGATGAGAAAGCGCGGCTTTCCGGCCTACGTCACAGAGCGCGACAGCGAAAGCGGGCGTTTGTTTTGTCCAGTGCCAGCGGTCAAAGCAAGCGTATTGCCGGATAAATCGGACTTTCATTACCTTTGGGTGGCGGAGTGTCCAGCCAATGAGGATGGTGAGCCGAATCCGCACGTTCACTTGTTGATGGATTGGGAAATGCCACAAGCGCTTTTTAGTGCGTGGGCGGGAAAAATTGAGAGCCTTTGGGGGAATGGCTTTGCGCATGTTGAGCGCATCAAAAAGCCAGAGGCGGCAGGGACTTACATCATTAAAGCGGTGGGCTATGCAGCCAAAGGAGAAAACGCCAATCAAGGGCTTATTCGGGGCAATCGTTACAACATGGCAGCGTGTAGCCGTGCGCCAAAGTGGGAAACCTTGCTGAGTTTCGAAGCGGATAACATGGCGGGCATTATCAGCGAGTTAGGGTACAAGCTAGACCAATGGAAAGCGCCAATTAAGCGCAGCATCAAGCGCTATGAGCAAGCCAAAGAAAAAAGCATTGAAGCGGCAGCAATCGCCAAAGCAAAAGGCGATGTGGATTTACAAAAGAAATTGCAAACCAAAATCAAGCGAATTGAAAACGGTTTGAAAAACGCCAGGGCAGCAACAAAAGCGGCGGGGCTGCATGTCAGCGCCAATAACCGCTTTTCAATCACGTTTGAGAAAAACGCAGAGCGTAGGGTTAACCAGTTTTTGAAATGGGCAGCGGGTGCGCGTGGCTGGTCGATGAAACCGATTTACAGCGATATAGAAATGGAAGATTTGCGCGAAGCGGCGCAAGAGCAATATCAAACGCAATACAAGCAGTTTTTAGACAATCAAGCGTGGTGGGAGTCGGTCAAGGCAGAGCCGTTTGAGCCCTACAACATCAGACCGGAAGTTATCGAGGCGGAGCGTTCGGCGTTTTGGGATTTGTATCAGCGCGCGGGTGCTTTGTATCACTAAGAGCAATTGAAATAAAAGGAAGTGGCTAGAAATGAATAAAAAGGCTTTATTAATCGGCGAAATTAAAAAAGAAATGGCGGGCGCGGTAGAGGAAATCGGCGCGCACGTAGGCAACCCGATTTTTGGAAAGTTTCTAAACCCGATTCGGGATTTTTTCAATTCCTTTGGGCGAAAAATCATTGTTTTGCTGCAAGTGCAGAATGAAGAAATTGAAACCTTGAAAGAAGAAGTGAAAAAGCTGCAAGGGGTGAGCAATGGATGAAGAAATTTTAGGTTATCTCCCTTGCTCGAAATGCAAAACACCTAAAAAAATCATTCAGGGGCAAGGCAAGCGCGCGCGCTTTTTACGGGCTCGGTGTAAGTGTGGGCCGGATTGTCGAACGGGTGAAGATATTCAAGCGTATTTTGCCACTTACAAGCCGTTGGAAGAAGTCGAGCAAATGCTTAAACCAACGCCGGAGCCAGTGACAGAGCCGGAGCCCGTACCGGAACCGCAAAACAACAAAACAACAACGTCAGCAAACAGCAACGCCGCAAAGTTTCTCATTGGTGGCTTTTGCTTTTTGTTGGGAAATGTAACCGCCAAAGTGCTAGGGGCAAACAATGGATGAAGAACGACTAAACGAACAGGTAACGGATTTAGAAAAAGAATACACCGATGAGGAAAAGGACTTTCTAAATCAATTGGAAATGGAAGAAGACGCCGAAATCACGATTGAAGATAAGGCGCAACGGGAAGCAGCGCTAAAGCAGCAAGCCGCAACGCTTGAGGCGGTACTGCCATTTGCTGCAAAAGGGGTGGGTTTTGTCAATGGGATTCTAAAAGCCAAAGACAAACGTTTGTCATTCGATGAGCAAGAAGAAAACCAACTCACCGGAGCAATCGCCCCCGTGTTGATCAAATACGGTGCGGAGCCGCCGCCGTGGTTGGCTGAGTATGGGCCTGAACTCACCTTGCTAGCGACCGTGTCAATTATTGGCTTTGGCAAATACGCCATGATGCAAGAAATTCAGAAAGAAGAAGCGCTAAAACGCGCCGCAATCATTCAGGCGGCAAAGGCGCAAGGGGGTGCTCATGCAGCCGCGCCGCAATAACAACGCATTGAAAAATGAGCATACCGCCGTTGTGGGAATGTCGGGGTGTGGCAAAAGCTCGCTTGTCAAAAAACGCTTGGTGAAAGCGACTGACCAAGTCGTGATTTTTGACCCAAAGCGAGAATATGACGGCGAGTTGTTGGGGCGAGTGGTGCGCGTGTATCACTCGTTTAGCCGCTTTGCTCAAGCAGTGGTTGCGGGCCGAAAAACCAAGCAAGGATTTAAAATCGCGTGGCAACCGGATTTAAAAAAAGGCGACACAAAACCCGCCGATTTTGACAAGTTTTGTCAAATCGTTTGGGGGTGTGGTGATGGGCATCATGTCAAACCGTTGAAAGTGGTTTGTGAGGAAGTCGCAGAGCACAGCGAAACGGCGGGCAAAGCGACGGGCTATCATGGCAAGTTGTTGCGCTTGGGGCGTTCGTATGGCATCCACACAATAAACCTTTTTCAGCGTGGGCAAGAAGTTTCAAAAACTATTATTGATAACTGTCAACACATGTACGTCATGATGCAAAAGACCGGAGCCAGTGCCGTGTATTTAGAAAAAATGACGGGCATTCCTTCGGCGGTTATCAATGATTTACAACCGCTTCACTACTTGCACCAGAACGGCAAAGGGTACGAAGCGGGGCTAATACGCTGGTAAATGTGAAGAAGTTCACAAAATGGAATCAAGGATTCTAAATCCGCATTTACAAACCGTTGTGAATATCGGGCAAAGATAAAAACCGCTAATGAACAGCGGTTTTTTTATTTGGAGCGTAAAGCAATGAAATTAACAAAAGGCAATTTAATTTTGCTCGGACTGAGCGCGCTAATCGCGGCGGGTGTGGTTTGGGCATCAAACAACGTTGATGCAGTCGAAGACGTGATTGGTTAAGGCGGGGGTGAGTATGGAAATTATCAGCACACCATTTGCACCACGCGCAAAAGAGCTAGACCCAATGGAGGGCGTAGGCTGGGGCCAACGTGCAAACCTACGTTTGGTAACGGGCCCGACTTATCACAGCATCGAGCTAGTGACCAACATCACTAACCCCGAAGATATTGAGCGAATCGAAATTCAACTGAATGGCCGTCCAATTATGAGCGCCAGCGGTAAAACGTTCGTCAACATCCAAAAGCACAAAAAGACCTACAACGAGCAAGGCCGTTACGTCATTGATTTTGGTGAATCCGAATACCGTACAAAAGTAGGTGTTCGTCAAACTGATCTTGTGACGCTTCAAGGCGAAATTTGGTTTATTTACGTGCAACTAAAACAAACGCCAAGCGAAGGCGCGCCAGCGGTGCCAAGTATCCGCGCCCGTGCTCATGTGCTGCCAGCACAAAGCGAGCGTTTCTACTTGCCGCGCATCATTGAGCTGACTTGGAACGCGCCAGCGGCGGGCCGTATCCCGTTTGACTTTGCAGAGCGTAGCCCGTTCTTAAACCTAAAACGTGCGCATTTTATGGATGCATCGGTTGAGCGTGTGCGTGTGTTGCGTGACAACATCGAAGAATACAACGCCAACAAACTAGACAACGCTTACGACCTTGCCGCTTGCGGTCAAGAGCAAAATGCGGGCTGGTTTAGTGTGGACTTTACCCGTTACGGCTTCGGCGCTGACGGTGTGTTGAACACGGCAGCAAGCCAACAACTCGCGTTTGAGCTGGAAAAATCACAAGCGGGCGCGGTTCCGGTTGTGTTTGAAGCAGTCGAGCAAGTCAAAGCGCTACCGACCGCCACGGCGTAAGGGGGCAAAATGTCTCTTTGGGATTCACTGGGCGAAAACCTAACCAACTTTGCGGGGACGGTCACGGATGCGGCGGGTAATTACGTAAGCGGAAAACTTGACCCAAAAGTGACCAACACGCAAAAGGCGGAAAGTGCCGCGCCGGAAGAAAACCGCAAGCCAGCAGAACAGCAACCCGTGCAGCCAAATGGCGCACCAGTGCCGCCAAGCAATCCGGCGGCATCCATGAATGAGAAATATCTCATGTATGGCGTGGGTGGTTTGTTGCTTATCGGTTTGATTGTCGCATTGAAAAATAAGTAAGGGGGAATCCATGCCTTTTATTTTATATCCGATTATCGGTGCGGCGGCGGGCTTTGGCGCGGGCTACTTCACCGGAAGCACAACAAAAAAAATAGTCATGGGGGCCGCTTTAGTGGGCGGCGGTTATCTGGTTTATAAACACGCAGTGAAGGGGGCGTAAATGTTGGGTTCTCTTATCGGCGGCGGGTTGACGAATAGCGGTTCAATGCCCATTAGTGGCGGCGATGCTGGCCCTTCAACCGCAACCAGTACCAACAACAGCGGCCAAAGTGTCGGCGCAATTAATATGGGAAGCCCTACGGGGGTAAGTCCGTTATTGATTGGCGGCGTGGTCTTGGCGTTGGCGTTCATGATGATGAATCGAAAATGATTCAGTTAGCGGAGCCAGCGGGCGCGCTGGAACGGCTCAAAGTGGCGTTTAGAAAATGCCCGCAAGACTTCGAAGCCTTAAAGGGTGAAGTGTCGGCGGGCAATGTCAGCCTCTACCAAATACACGGTGAAGGGTATGACGTCACGATTGCGGGGGAGATTGTCGGCGATTCCTATTTTTTGTGGGGAGTGTCGGGGGTTGGCGTCGTGAAAGCCATGCAAGAGCTCGCGCCCGTTGTGCGCCGATTGGGTTTAAACAGTATCAGCGCTGAAACCTATTTTCCCGCGCTGGCTCGGTTGGTAAAGCCTTTGCACACCAACGAGAAGCAGCCAAGCGAAGAAGTGACCGCGCTGACAATGCGAGTTTAAAAATATGGGTGGTAAATCAAGTTCTAAGAACACCACGACCACGAGTAATAACTCAGGTCAAAACGCCATTAGTGGCGACAACCTTGGAACCGCCATTAGTGGGATTAACAACTCAACACTCAACGTAACCGCAACCGACCACGGCGCAATTGAGGCGGCGGGAAATCTTGCGGAATTATCCATGACAACAATGGGCAGTTTGGCAGGGGATACGGTCAAGAGTGTGACGGATTTTTCAAAGGATGCGCTCAAAACCTACAGCGCGACCAACTCGGAAAACCTGTCGATGATGGCGGGGCTTGCAGGCAGTCAGGCCGCGCAAAATGCGGAAAATCTCAATGCGGTGATGGAGTTGGCGAAGTTCAAACAAGACAACGGAGCCAATGAACAGCGTGAAGATGCGGAGTTGACCAAAAAGCTTGCCATTGGCGCGTTCGCGGCTATCTCCATTGCGTACCTAATGACACGGAGTTAATCAATGAGCTTTGAAAAACGAATGTTAACAGGTGCGCGCGATAACTTTACCGCAATTGGTGACTTTCTTTTCGTGGAAAAAGCAGCGGGTGAGCTGCTTATCACTACGCAAAGCGGCGGTTACTACGTGTTAACGCAAGGGGCGCAAGTCAAAAGCGAACGCTTGGCGGGGGTGGTGACGGTCGAAAATCGCGGCGTTGAAGGGGATGTAAAGCTAAAAGTTGGCTTTGGTGAATACGTGCCACCACAACGTGACACGGTAGCCGTGTCAGAGCTGCCAGCGGTGGAAGTTTCTGCATTGCCAACGGTGGACGTATCGAGCTTGCCAGCGGTCGAGTTGGCAGCAAATCAAACGGTTCAGGTATCCAGCTTGCCAGAAATGCAACTGGCGGCGGGCCAATCGCTAGACGTTTCGAGCATTCCAGCAATGACCATCGCGGCGGGCCAATCGGTCGGTGTGTCCAGCTTGCCAGCGGTCGAGCTGAAAAAATCGGCTTCACTGGCGGCGGGCGTTCATGCGATGCCTTACACCATTCCAGCCAACGCAGGGCGCAAGAAAATCACCATAAAAGCGCTAAGTGGTAACGCGGCAGCGGTGACGGTGGCGGGCGCGTATCCATTAGAGGCGGGCGAAAAGCTGGAGCTTGAGACAACCGCCGAAATTCAGTTAACAGGCGATGCAGCAAACAGCATTGCGGTATTGGAGATTTAAAGCATGGCTTTTGATTTAGGCAATGGAAACACGGAAAACAAGCTAAAAGCGTTGGCCGAAATTGTCGCTAATGCGCTTGAAAACGTCGGGGGCGGCGGGCCTGTAGTGCTGCCCTTTAAAGTAGGGGCAAGCGGAGAGTTGGAAGTTGCGGAAGCAATTCTAATTTCGCAGGGTATGGAATCGCTGATTGTAGGCACTGGCTCAAGTAACGAAATGAAAAAAATATCGTTGGCCAAGTTGTCAAAAAATTATGAAGGTTCATCGCCGTATGTGAATGAGCCCGTTCTAAACCTCTTTGTAAATCTGGATGTTTGGGTAACAGGCGACCCAAGCGTGGCCCGTGCTGGTGCATTGTATTGGGCTTCGGCGCAATTGGGAGAGCTTCAAAAGTTGCCACGCTTGGATGATGTAGGCGGGGGCGCGCGTTTGAAATGTAGCGGTTTTACTTCGCTTGGCCTTATGACGTGGGGCAATCCGGCAGACCCTCACCCTATGCTAAGCGAACCAACGAAAATAATCGCAAGCGCGGCGTCTGGTTTTACATGTACAAGAATTTCGGGAACCATTTTCTATTATGGCGAAGCGATGGAAAACGATTTACCGGAAAGTTACAAGTCATTACCACAAGGTGAATAAGCAATGAAAGTTGCGGTGGTTGTTTTATCTTTGCTGGCTTTGGGGGTAATCGTGAAAAACAGCAAATCAAACTTAGTTGATCTCACTAAGCCGCGCGGCGTCCGTGCCAATAACCCGTTAAACATCGAGCAAAACCGCTCGAATAACTGGTTAGGCAAGGTAACGCCCTCGGTGGATAAGCGTTTCGAAACCTTTAGCGCGCCAAAGTACGGCTTTCGCGCTGGCGCTCGAACGCTGCGAACGTATCAAAACAAACACGGCTTGAACTCCATTCGTGAGTTGATTCACCGCTTTGCGCCAAGCAATGAAAACAAAAGTGACAACTATGCGGAATTTGTCGCGGGGCAAGTGGGCGTGTCACCGGATGCGCAAGTTAACCTTTCTGATAACGCATTGCTGGCAAACATTGTCTATGCGATGTCGGTAATGGAAGTCGGGCGCGGGTGGTACACCCTAGACGATGCCCGCCAAGGGGTGGCGCTGGCATGAATGGCAAAATGATAGCAATCAATATTGCGGTGAGTGTCATTGGCACGGTGCTTGGTGCAATGGTGGTCAGCAAGTTAAATCAAGCGGGCAAGCTATGAGCCGCGCGGCGTGGTGGTTGATGGGGGTTGCCGTGGCAGTCTGGGCGATGCGGGGCAGTGTGACCGCGTCACTTGATAAATGGACGGCAGACAATACCCAAACGGCGGGCAAGGTATTGAGCGATTTTTTAGCCAAGTTTAACGGGTGGGAACCCGTTGAACTGGCCCCGCTCATGATTCGCGATTTCTATCTGGACGATGAAAAGCGATTAACGCCAGAGGCCGATTTTACCTTGTGGAAAGTGGCCCAATATCAACCGTATTTAAAAGAACTCTTTGGCAAGCGTGGCGGTCAGCTTAAACCGCAATATCACGCGCTGGTCAATGTGGCTATAACAAATCAGTTAATGGATAGGTGAACCATGGAAAAATGGATTAAAGAGCGACTAAAAGAGCCCTCAACCAAAAAAGGCTTGGCACTGGTCGCAGCGGGGGCAACGCTGGCGATAGGTCGCCCTGAATTGATCACCGCCAGCGTGAGCGAAGCGGGTATTCAATGGGGCGGGTTGATTGGTACAACCGTTCCCCTTGTGTTGGGTTTGTGGGAAACGGTGCGCAAGGAATGGAAACAATCATAATTGCCGTGGTGACGGGTGCGGCGTCCAGTATTGCAACGGTGGTTGCGCTGCGTGTCGATATAGCTTGGATAAAACTCACACTCGAAAAGCTGGATAGCCGAATCACAGAGCTAGAAAAAAAGGCCGCTTAATTGCGGCTTTTTCTTTATGCAGTTGTTTTCATTACCAAAGCCCCCATATCTAAGCTCGTAGCGATCATTAAAGGGGGCATTGTGGATTGGTCAAACCTGATATCTGTAATAATTGGTGGTGCACTTGGTGTTATTGGAACAACAGTCAATCAATACATGTCGACTCGAGTAGCAAAGAAGGAATTGCAGCGCAACAGAGTTGAAAGTCTTTACTTAGCTTTGATTGAAGCAGAACGAAAATTAAAACTGAACGATAGATTGCTAATGGATAAACTAATTGGTCCTCCGCTTGATTATGACCAATTCTTGAACGTGGATTTTTCAGAAAATAAACATCTAGAAATGTTGCTTTCTTTATATTTCAGGGAGTTAATACCAAATGTTGAAGAGTTTCAAAAAGCTCTTTTTGAGTATGAAACCACAATAAATCTAACAGCAGGTAAGAGAAAATCCTCAGAAATTCATTATGATCATGAGGATATGTACCAAACGAAAAAAGCGGCTCACAGATTACGTACAGAAATAACTGGCATAAAAGAACGGTTGTACAGGATGATTAGCCAATAGAGCCCGCATTTGCGGGCTCTATTTATTTGTATTTTGTTGGTATCCAAGGCGCGGCAGTCATCCGGCGACCGCCTTTAAAGGGTAAAATGTTCTCTTTTGCGGGGTAATATTTGGGGCTTTGTGGCCGTTCGTATTGCTCAAGAAAGTGTTGATACTCGTCTTTTTGATAGGCGAAGGCTTCCAACTCTTTGGGCGAAAACTCGCGCCCGCTAGGGGTAATGAGTACCGCGCGGGCTTCATCAATACGAAAGCCACGCCAGCGAATATCATTAGGTAAATAGCCAAGGGATTTGATGATTACCAGCTTTTCAGCCATTGGGTTGATGGGTATCGAGCCCGAAAGCCAGCGGCGAACGGTCGCGGGTTGAACGTGGAAGTATTCCGCGCCAGCTTTGATACTTGGAAACACTCGCCAGAATAAGACGTTAAAGGCTTCAAAATCCATGTGATAAACCTCTCAAATTATCAGCGTTATTAATGGTTATTTTCGATTGCTGCGAGGGGTTTTGATTGCCAAAGGCTATCAAATGACGAAAAGAATCATTTTGTTCATTTCTTTTCATAGTGCAGCCTTAATAACTTGAGATAACGAAACGGTTTTACAATGCAATATGTTGTATTATGTGATTGTTTTAACTGGATAAAATTTGCGGGATTTCGATAAATATTTGAAATGTTAAAAACCAATGCCTTGGTGCGCATTATGTACGTTATGTTAAATACAATATAACGCTACGTGAAATGTTTGAATCTCTACCGCCCTTTACTGGTATTGTTGCGCTTATATTCATGATTAAACATAATTCGTATTTACCATAAAATACCTAATATAGAACCTTATTAATCAAAGATTTAAGGTTCTATATTGGTTGCTTCGATTGCTGATTCATTATGTCGTTTAATGTGAACTGGTCACTTTGAAGGACATTAAAAAGGAGCTTTGAAAGCTCCTTTGAAATTAACCGCCGGCAAATTTTACTTTCATGCCTTTTTTTTCAAGATGCGTTTTGATTTTGTCACGAGCATCACCTTGAATCTCTATGTTGCCATCTTTAACACTACCACCACAACCACAGATTTTCTTCAACTCTGCGGCGAGAAGTTTCAATGGAGCATCATCGAGATCCAAGCCAGTGACAACGCAAACCCCTTTGCCTTTTCGGCCTTTGGTTTCTCGTTGAATTCGAACAATACCATCGCCTTTTGGGCGTGAAGCTTTAGGTTCTTCTGGTTTGATTCGGCCTGTTTCTGTTGAATATACAAGAGTCAT